GAGTAGCCAACATCACGGAGGCTATCCTCAAGGCTTCTTTTCTGATTTGCGTTTGAGATTTTGCGTAGTGATTCGGGGAGATTGTCGAAAACATCCAAGCCCACGCATGCGGCGGCTTTTTTATTCTCCGTCACCGATGTGCAAAGCCCAAGATCAAGCGCGGTTTGCGCGTCGATGAAAGTGCCGTCCGCGCCGTTTTCGCCTTTCATGAGCGTCTTGAGTTCGTTTATGTCCTTGCCTGAACGGTCTGCGTAGATTTTCGCTATCTTTTCGCCGAGGTCGTCAAGTTCGGAGGCGTATTGCCGGAGCTGGTCAGCGTTTCCCATGGTATAAGTCCACGGATTGTGGATCATGAGATATGAGTTTTCCGGCATATTGATCGTATCGCCGGACATGGCGATAACAGAGGCGATTGAAGCGGCTATCCCGTCAACATGAACGTTTATAGCCTTTTTCGAGGCTACAAGGGCGTTATATATAGCGAATCCGTCATAAACCGAGCCGCCGGGGCTGTTTATGTGCAGATTTATAGTTTTCGAGGCTATTTTGTTGAATTCTTCGATGAATTTCTTTGCCTGAACTGCGTCATCGTCATACCATCCGCCGCCGATTACGCCGTCAATACGGACTTCCGCGACATCATCAGAGATGTTTTTAACCTCAAACCAGTGTTCAGAATGAAGATTTTTCAGCTTTTTAAAGTCCATTTTTCTGCTCCGTTTTGTTGACCGGTGTCATGTTTGCCGGGATGTAGTAGGTATCACCGCCCTCAATCGGGTTCATTTCCTCTTTTGCGCGGGTTTCGTTTGCGTTGTAAGCTCCGATTTGATGCATTGTGCGGTAGTAGTTCGTCCGCGCCGTCATATCACCCCTGAGAAGTCCGTCAACCGAGAATTTGGCATACTTGCTGAAACGGTCTTTTTCAGGTATCAGGCGGGTAGTGATTGCGTTCTCAATTCGAGTCATGACCGGCACGAGTGAGAGCTGTAAAAACTCGGTCATAGTCTGCTCCATAGTTGACCAGCCTTTAGCCTGTGCAACATCGCCGATGAGGTGCGGCGGAACGCCGTAAATACCGCAGATTTCCTCTTTTTGGTAGCGTCTTGTCTCAAGCATCTGCATATCTTCCGCAGTCATGGAGACGGTGTTGTATTTAAGCCCGTCTTCAAGCAGTGGAGAACGCCCCGAATTATCACCCATCGAGAATTCTGAAAGGTCTTTTTTAAGGCGGGTATAAGCGTTATCGCCAATGCTTTTATCTGTCGTGTAATATCCGGGCAGGACTGCCCCCTTTTTCAGCGTGTCAAGCCCGTATTTTTCAGCGTGATTTGCAAGTCCAATGGTCTGCTTGGCGAATTTCAGCGGGGAAACTGGCTTTATCCCATCGAGAGTTTCGTAATAACAGAAAAAAAGCTGGTCTTGGGTGTAATTTCTTACCGTGCCGGACTTGTCGCGGATTTTGAAAATAAGTGTCCCGTCCGGGCGTTGTTCGGTCGATTCGGCATCAATATAAGAGGGATTAACCGGAATGAGCTGGATAACTTCGCCTTTTGAGTTCCTAACGATGATTGAGGCGAACATGCCGCGTAAAAGCAAGCAGTTAACATTGAATTTCCAGTACGCAAACTTGTCCATCCACGGACATGGGGCATGTGCAAGGACTGAATAGAGCTTGCTGGATTTGTCAACATTGCGGGTAACTTCATCCGTGACGTAGGTTTTCAACGGAAGCGAGGCTATCGAGTCGGAAATTATGCGAATGCAGGAAAAGACAGTCGAGCAGTTTTTAGCAGTATCGGCATTAACTACTGAACGCGCATCATCCGCAAGCTGAGATTTAACGTTGTCTGCCGAGTTGCGGAATTCTGCACCGCGCAGAGCGCGGATTGCATTCTGAAAGCGAGTTGATAGAGTCATGACACCCCTTTGCACATGTGATTATGCAACAGGGGAACACGTCAACTCTTAAAGCGTGCGGAGTCCTCGCGACTCATAAACGGAGGTTTCTTCCGGCTCGGTCTTTGCGCCCTTGTAAGCCATGACAAGGGTAATTATGCCGTCTATTTTTTTGGGACTTTTCGGGTGTTCCTTGACCAGCTTAACATTTTCCTTGTGGTCTTTCTCGACGCGGACATTCTGAATCATCCACTCAAGAATCGGACTGCCGAAATGTCGGAGGGTCTTATTGCGGATCGCTATTTCAAGGTCGTTGGTAATCGCGGACAGTTCCTTAAAACTTTGTTGAATCGGAACAACTGGAATTTTCATGTCATCATTAATTTTTTTTGCAAGTGTGGACATCCGCCACGGGTCATAACAAAACTTCTCAACCTTGTAATTTTTAGAAAAAATTTCGTCAACCATTTCAAAGAGTTCTTCATCGCGGATTGCGGAGAATTCCGAGATTTGGACAATCCCCTGTTTCGCCCACTGGTTGTATTCTTCTTTTTCGTCCGCAGTTTCACGCGGAACGATGAAGCGGCAAAGGTAGGCTTGCTGGTCAGGGAAGAACGCGCCGACAACAGACAAGTCCGACACCGCCGAACGGTCAAGGGCAAGGATACAACGCTGTCCAAGCAACTCGGATTCAGGAAACGGGGCGCGGCATGAGTTCCAAGTCTCAACATCCACCCAGCTTTCATTTTTCAGCGTCGGAAGATTCAGGAAGTATTTTTTAAATCGCGCCAGCCCGGTCGGAGTCTTGGACATCTTTTTATATTGTTGTTCAAGAAAAGACTGCTTGACTGATACATTTAGATTTGGATTTGCCTTTTTCCAAGTCTCGACGCTTGCGGGATCGTCCTTTTCCCCAGCCTTGAACACGCAGGGGAAATACGACGGGTCAGAGACAAAGCCATCCCGGACTTTTTCGGCGTAATCGAGTTCCTGGTTGCAGAAGTTATCCCCGGCATCGGCGGCGGTTGTTATCATGATCAACATGGGCTGACGGCGTGCGCCCATGCCTTCCTCAAGCGCACCGGGAAACGAGCCGTCTTTCAGGGTGTGAACTTCATCAATGACCGCACAATGAGGATTGAAACCTTGGGTAGTTTCTTCATCTGCCGCCAATACCTTGAGCGTTGATTCCGTTTCATCGTCAAAAAGGGTTCTTGACGTGCGCCCTTTTGGAGGTTTTACACGTTCGGCAAGTTCTGGATTGCGGCGAATCATCGCCTTGACGTTCTTAAAAAAGATATTTGCCTGTGATACCGTCAGAGCGCCGCAGTAAACTTCCGCCGTGGGTTCATCGTCCGCGATAAAAAAGATCGTCCCAAGGGCGGCGGCAAGCTCGGTTTTGCCGTTTTTTCGAGGGATGTAGAGGAAGAGTTTACGAAATCGGCGCGTGCCATCGGGATTTATCCAGCCGAATAAATGACCAATGAGAAGTTTCTGCCATATTTGGAGCTTAAAAGGTTTTCCGGCAAATTCGGCAGTCGTAAAACATAGATTATCTTCAATATAGGCAATAGCCCACAATGCCAAAAGCGGGTAGAATCTAGCCTTGCCGGGGTTCTTCCATGGGTCGAATCCGGCTAGTGTCTTTTTCCAAAATGCTTTTTCTTTTTTGGTCATTATTCAAGGGGCGTTCCCAAGTTCGTAGGTTTCTTCATGCGGTCGCGTGTCCTCAATGCCAGCTCGGTAAGACTAGCCTGTTCACTGTAAGACATCGCAAACGCGGACATTTCACGCTGAAGGTCCGCAAGCGTTTTACGCCTATTACTGAACTCGACGGACTCCACCTTTTCGCCAAAGCGGTTAGTCGTTATATCCCCGGCAATCAAGAGCTTTTCATGTGCGATTACATACCGGGAAAGTGTCTGCACAAGCGTCGAATAACGCAAGCCCATATCTTGACGCGGGACACCGAGAATTTGAGCGACAATAGCCGCCATTCCCTGCTCGTGTTCCGAAAAATTGAGCGTTACAAGCGGCGCGGAATTCGCCACCGGTGCGGCCGGACGGACTGCCGGAAGTTTCACGCCATGCCTGTCCTTGCGGTATGTGCCTTCCGCGATGTGTCGCGCCGTGCTTTTCTTGTTATGCCCGCCTGAGTTGTTTCTAGTCCCTGCCATGAATCAGCCTCCAAGTTAAGCCGCGTTTGTATGCGGCATGTGTTTTTTTATGGCAATCCGGGCATAGTCCAATAAGGTTCGAACGGTCGAAAAAATTCGCCTCGGTCGCCATCGCCTTATGATGAACGTCCACCGCCAACCCGGCACACAATGCACACATACCCTGTTGATCGCGGAGGATGGATTCACGCAGGGTTTTCCACCGCTGAGAGCCGCGTAAATGCTGGTATGGGTCGCTTTTTTGCCATGTTGCCATGAATATTTTTCCATTTGCTGACAGTGTGTACA